CTTTATAAGTAGTATAACTTACAAGAAAGTCTGGAAGACTTATTAGTTATATAGTCTCTAAGTATTACTGCTCGTCTATCTAACACGCCTATCCTGTATAGAAAACTTTTACTTGCATTATCGTAAGCTAAACTATACAACCCCCATATCCTAAGCTTTACCTGTATGTAGCCGTTAGGCCTGTGACCGCAGGTCACTGGGCCGATAGGCGTAGTACAGGTAAAGCGTATCTAATTACTATCTTACCTAAAATATTACTCAATTTTAAGGACATCTATGCCTAATCTTATCAATGTCAGTATCTCTGGCACACCTACTAAAGAAGTTTCTGGTCTACTCTTTCACGGTACTAACTCTGTAACCCAGAAAGATGTTGATGCTTTTATCGTAAGCATTGACATAAAGACAATCGGAGATAAAACTACTTTTGTCCAGGCTACCCTCAAAAATGGGTTTACCCTGGAGGAAACTAGCTCTTGTGTTTCCCCTGAGAATTATGATGCTGAACTGGGTGCAGATATTTGCTTGGAGAAAATTAAAGATAGGGTTTGGTATCTGTTGGGGTTTTTACTCCAATCAGCTCTTTATGGGTTTAGGAGATAATATGGCATCTACACGTATAGCTGCTTTATGTAAAAAACCCAGAAGTACTCATTATCCAAGTAGCCCAAAGAAAAAACCTATGAGGGAATTTCCTAAAGGGCCTCCTAAATCTGTAAGGTCAGTTATGGACAATCGTCCTGCTTCTGCTCCCCAGCCTGCACCTATTATGAAGTTTTTTAAGTATGACCATTTGCCTGAGCATCTTCAGAAGATCAGTAAGCCTATTGGTGAGTTGGCACAGGCTATGGATGCTTCTCTGCCCAAATGCCCTGAGAAATCTGCTGGGCTTCGTAAACTGCTGGAAGCCAAAGACTGTTTCGTAAGGGCTTCTTTGTAATTTTTCTTTTTGGTTCAGTCCCTACCTATAAAAATATCGTAAAGGATTCTATGAAAGTATATTTAGCAGGTACCTGCAATGGCAGTACCTGGCGTGATGAATTAATTCCCCTTTTGGATGAAGCTGGTATTGATTATTTTAACCCCATCGGGATGGGTAATGATAGTCAGGTAGCTTGTGATGTATGCCTCTATACCATTACTCCCAGGATGACTGATTCCTTTGCTATCACTGAGATTGTGGAAGACGCTGTTCAGCGATCTGGTAAGACGATTTTTAATGTGCTTCCCGGCGATGGCGATGAGGATGTAAGATTTAACAGTGAACAGATTGATTTGTTGATTCAAGCGGGTAAACAGATTGCTGAGAGTGGGGGTATATTTGTTTCTGGTTTAGATGTTGTGATGACTGCCCTTCAGACCATGGACCATCTTGTGGAAACCACCCCTGAAGTAGTTACTGAGACTGTCCCAGGGGTGGTGAATAAGACCCTTAAAAATTCTGACATCTCAGGGGCTAAAAAGAATGTGAAGGATATCCAGGTGGTGGGTGTTGGGGATCTGTTCCGGCTAATCAGTAAGGCCTACAGTGAGAAGGAGGGGTGGATGAAATCAACCAAGGCCATGGAGGTAAAGGATTTAGGTTGTTTGGTTCAAGTCACTACCCAGCAGAGAAATCCTGATGGGTCCTATGCTGTTGCTGAAGCTCTTGCCTTTGTGCCAGAGGCTAAGGTTGTTAGGGACAGTGAAGGTGACCGTAGATTGGTCCGGAGCTACCAATGACCCTTGCTTTGACGGAAGAGCAGTTTAAAGCTGCTCTTCCTGCCCACATGACGAAATCTGTTAATCCCCTGTTGATGATGCGGATTAACAATACTTTGTCCAGTCCAGAAGAGTGGGAGAATTACAAAGACAACTTGCTGGACTATGTAGGTGTTTTACAGCAGGGTAAGTTTAAGATGCAGAATTACCTTGATGCTGTTCGTTATGTTGGTTTTAAGGTTATGGGTTTTAATAACATAACATCATATCGTAAGACCTTTCCGGATAAGTATGCGAAATTTGTAAGAGAGGGTGTATCCAGTAAAGCTATTGCAAGTTATTCAACTGCTTACAATCAATCCAAGCTGGTTAATCTGATTTATGAACAGACCCTTATTCCAGCTTATCTTCTCAATGCTCCCCAGTTCCAGAAGGCGATAAATAAACAAGTATCCATTATGAATAATGAGAAGGCTTCCTTCAAGGTACAATCTGATGCAGCAAATAGTTTGTTGACTCACCTGAAGCCTCCGGAAACCAAGAAGGTAGAATTGGATATTGGGATTAATACTACCAGTATTATTGATGATTATGAGCAGGCTATGAGTACCATGGTAGCCAAGCAATTGGAACTGATGAAAGCAGGGGGTGATGTTAAACAAATCGCCAATGCTAAAATACCTACTATAGAGGTCATTGATGTGTAATGGCGAGGTATGAAAAGAAGTCAGTAGAATCGTGGCTCAGGGAGACGGATTATCAGTTTAAGGGGTATATGCCCCAGGCTGATGCTTTGTTGTTTGTGAATTTTATTAAAGAAGTGAATGCTGGGTCTGAAGAGAATGAAACTCCCCTGGTTCATCTGAAAATGATGGATAGGGTGTTTAACATGGAGAAGCGGTGTGCGATTTTATGCCACCGTGGGGTGGGTAAGACCACTGTATTTGCTGAATACCTGACTTTGTTCATGGCTGCCTTTGGGTATCTCCCGGGGTTTGGGAATGTCAACCTGTGCCTGTATGTCACTGATTCCATTGAAAATGGGGTAAAGAATTTACGCCGAAATGTGGAATATCGTTATAATAACAGTGACTTCCTTCAAAAACTGATTCCTAACAGACGAATTACGGTAGGAACTGAGGGATCTGGTCATGTGGGTTTGGATGGGTATGAAGCAGGGGTTATTGCTGGCAGGAAGTTTACAGATATCCGTTTGGAATTCAGGAATAACAAAGGACATGTTTTAGTTTTAAAGGGGTATGGGAGTAAGACGGGTGTACGTGGTGCCAAGGAGTTAGGTCAGAGGCCCACAGTGGCCATTTTGGATGACCTTGTGAGTGATACTGATGCTGAGTCCCAGACCGTTATAAAGACCATTGAAAACACTGTTTATAAGGCTGTATCAAAAGCTCTGCATCCTACCCGCCAGAAGATGATTTGGTTGGGTACACCCTTTAATGCAAGGGACCCTTTGTATAAGGCCGTAGAATCCGGTGCATGGAGGGTTAGCGTATACCCTATATGTGAGCATTACCCCTGCTCAAAAGAGGATTTTAGAGGGTCCTGGGAGGACAGGTTCCCCTATGAATACGTGAAGGACGAATATGAGGAGGCACAGCAGGTAGGATCACCTGAGAACTTTAACCAGGAGTTAATGCTGAGAATTATGTCTGATGAAGACAGATTGATAGATGATGCAGATATTCAGTGGTATTGCCATAAGGATGTCCTGGCAAGGAAGGCAGCGTATAATTGTTATATTACTACTGACTTTGCTACCAGTGAAAAGCAGGGCAGTGATTTTTCATGTATTTCTGTTTGGTTCATCAATAGTAAAGGCTTTTGGTTCTGGGTTGATGGTGTGTGTAAACAACAGCTTATGGATAAAAATATTGATGACCTGTTTAGATTGGCCCAGAAATGGAAACCTCTGAGTGTAGGCATTGAGGTCAGTGGTCAGCAGGGAGGTTTTATTCCTTGGATACAAAAAGAGATGATTACCCGGAACACTTCTTTTAATTTGGCATCTGAAGGCAATGAGAATAAACCAGGAATTCGCCCGAATACTAATAAACTGGTTAGATTCAATATTGTTGTTCCTTGGTTCAAGTTGAAGAAAATGTTCTTTCCGGAGGAATTAAAGAATACTCCACCAATGTTGGAAATGATGGATGAGTTGTCCCTGGCCTCTAAGACAGGGTTTAAGAGTAAGCATGATGACATGATAGATACTGTTTCTATGCTCGGTTCAATGACTTCAATTACTTGGTTACCCAGTGATGATCTTACGATGACAAAAAATGAAGATGATATTTGGGAGCTGGATGATATAGACGATAATGATGTAACTGCCCTAAATTCCTACATTGTATAATTTCGTAGAATATAGTATACCTACGATATCCCCCAACAAAAAGGTGCTTATGCTGTACTTACAGGAAATCTTTAATGATCTGGCCTATGGCGAATTTGCTGATTTAGCTATCAGCAATCCCCTGTCCGGATCATCTTTACCTGATCATCACCCAAAACTTGTGTCACTTCTGAATGCAGGTTTACTGGCCCTATACTCCCGGTTTAAGATAAAAGAGAAAGAATTTGATTTGTATCAACGAGAAGGTAAAACCCGGTACCTTATTAGGTCTGCCCACTTAGGTGATCCCAATGCTGGGGATCCTGAGATATACCTTGATGGCACTATAGACGATCCCCCTGCCGGAGACATCATTCGGTTCCTTGAGGCATTTGATGAGGAGGGGTCTGAGTACCACATCAATGATCCTAAGTATCCTCTTGAGGCTTTTACACCTGAACCAGACATAATTAAGATGACTCCTGCTGATCCCCCTAAAATCATTTCTTTGGTTTACCAGGCGTCGTACCCAAAGATTACCATTGGTGAGGGTTTTGATCCTGAGACCTATGCTTTGTATTTCCCCCCTATATTGAAAAGAGCACTTCTTGCTCATGTGGCTTCAACAGTGTTTGTTGGTAAGGGCACTGGCGATAATGGCAAAGGAGGCATGTCCAGTATTTTTTATTACCGATATGAGCAGGCTTGTCTTGAAATCCAGAAACTCGGATTACTCCGTGACCGGGATACCGAATCAGATCGCTTTGATAACAATGGGTGGGTGTAGTGGCAGATATTGATTTAATCAATCTAAATACAGCACGGATAAATTATAATATCTCCCGACTGGATGGTCTGCTGTCCGAGGATGAAATCACCGGAGCAGTACCAGAGCTGGATGCTGCCCTGGTACAGTCTGTGTCTGACATCAATGAATGGGTAAATACTCTTGCAGCTCTGATTGCCAGTAACCATACTGCTAATGAAGCTGCTGGAGATATACTGTCCATACGATCAATTTCCAATGCTTTCCGGTTGGATGAGCTGAGGACTGAAGCTGGTCTTGGTATTATCCAGGATATTTATACTTCTCTCCTTGAAGCGGATCAGGTTATCCGGGACAATTTTAATGCCTACACAGGCACTACTGATGCTCAAATAACTGCCCTTGGTTCCCGTATTGCTACTCTGGAATTAGCATCTATTGGGTATCTTACTGCTGCTGATGCCAGTGATATATTCTCACAGATCAACGCCCTTAGTGAATCTATTGATTTACAAATAGCTGCACTCACACAGGGTCTTCAGAATCAGGTCACCAAAGAAGCTCTGGATATCACCATCCAGGCTGACTTGGTTGCACTCTTACTTTCTCGTATTGATGCTACCGATCTATTAATTTCTGAGCACTATTCCACAATAGCAATGACAGCAGATGCCATTGCCTTATCTGTACAATCTATGACCACGTATACCAATGGGTTAGTCAGTGCCCAAAGTTCCCGGATTGATTTAACGGACTCAAGTATTATTTCTATCGTAGATCGTCTGGATATCACTGAGGGGATTACATCACAACAAACGTCATCCATTACCCAATTGGCAGATAGGATCACTCAGGAGGTGATAGACAGGCAAACACTGGCTGATGGTACGGTAGCCCTCTTGGGTACTCAAATCACTCAGACGGCTGATGCAATAGTTTCTGTAGCCTCAGTCAATGATGGCTTGTCAGATCGTGTGGATACAGCAGAAACTCGTCTTACCGCTACAGAGATTGTCAGCACAGTTACCTCAGAAAATCTTGCATCAACTAATTCTTATTTGAATTCCACGGTAACTCAGTTAGCCCACAGTTACGGGGTAGTCATAAAAGAGACCGTAAACGGCATCCCATATATGGCTGGTTTTGGTTTTACTCTACACCCTGAATGGCAAGTAAGTTCAGCAGTGGAGGATGTGTATTACACCACAGGTGACACTGTGACATATACAGATGATCTCATTTATGAAGCTCTGGTAGATCATTTAGCCACTGACCTTAATAGTCCTGGTTCTGCCGCTGCAGCTACTTATTGGGAGTTGCTCCCCTATGGTATGAAATCAGAATTTGCAGTCAATGCAGAGCAATTTGCTGTGTATTCTGCAAATGGAACTAAATCTGCTCCTGTATTTTCTGTTAATACTGAAACTGATGAAGTGACTGTCAATGGTGCTATGATTTTTTATGGTACTGTTCAGGATACCCCTACCTCTCTCAGTGAAATCAGTGCTAACGATGCTCAAGACCTTTCAGATGCCAATTCTTTTATCTCCACTACATACCCTGCAGATCAAGCAAACATTGAAGGGTTGATTGATGGTAAAATTGATTCCTGGTTTACGGGCACTGATCCCAGTGATGTATGGCTTGGGACGAATACAAGCCATACAGGAGATATGTGGTGGAATGACACTTTAAATGAACTAAGACGGTACACAGGTACAGCGTGGTCTGACCCCCTTACAGACCAAACAGCCATAGATGCTTACTCTAACGCAGAAACAGCTCAGGATACCGCAGATGGGAAACGTAGAGTATTTATCAATACACCCACAGGACCATATGATATAGGGGATTTATGGGATTCCCCTACGGGTATCCAAAGGGCTTTGTATTCTGTAATGACTGGTTTCAGTGTGGGGGATTGGAAGCTCATAGGTGATGTGACTGCTGATGTAGTTGGTGATATGGCCTATGAGAATATGGTGGGACTTGCCAAATTAGATACTACTGTGATTGATGGCGGGCATATAAAGACCTCCTTATTAGAAACAAAAGCACTGTTGGTTGGTGGTACTGAAGCACTAAAATTAGCTGGTATAGCCTCTGGAGCTGATGTCACTGCAAGTAGTACTGCCTATGATACATCCCGGGTGTCAGGTACAAGTGCATATACAGTAAAGACCAATGCAGCTAATGGTGCCACCTTCACTTCTTCTTCTTATTTGGATTACAGCAAAGTCAATGGAACCAAGCCTCCCGCAGACGCCGATAAGACTTCAGCTAATGCCGCTGGGGGTCTGATCACTGGTGCCGATATCTCCAATGCAAAGGCCAATGGGTATACCCTTATTTCAGGTGGGTATCTTAATACCAGTATTTTAACTGTAGGTAACGCTCAAATTCAGAATGCAGCAGTAGGCACTTTATCAATTGCAGGCAATGCTGTAACCGTTCCTGTGTATGCCAATGCTCTTAGCCATTGGGTAACGGCTTATGTAAATGTAGGGCATGCATCCATTCCTATCGTTATAACTGCCAGTCTCGTTCAATCTTATTCTTCTCAGATAACGTTGTATATAAATTTTAATGGAGGAACCTGGGCAAAGATGTGGATGGAACAACCCATAGAAGGTACATTAGCAACTAAGTCTTCTGTGCACACAACAACTACAGCGGGAACATATGGTTTTAAACTTATGTCCAGTGATACCAGAAATGTTAATGGAGCGTCTTTACTACTACTTGCGGTGCAACGATGATTTTTTATGAAACAGCAACCGGTCGAGTTACAGGTTATGTGACTTGTCCTGCAAATCAAGAACAATACCAAGAAGTAGAAATAGGTGAGGATACCCTAGTTGGAGAGGTTGTAAATCCAGATACTCAGTATGTGGTATCTGGGGCATTAACAGATCGGCCTACTTTTTCTACATCTGTAGACACATCTACAATAATAGCAAATAATGTAGATACTGCTACTTTTACAGGTATTCCTGAAGGTGCTACAGTTTTTGTAGATGGTATTGAATATTCCACAGCAAATTCTAGTGGAGCCACTACAGTTTCTCTTTCACAAGTCGGTGCACACACAATTACAGTTGAGAAGTTTCCTTACGTTGTTGAGTCCTTTAGTCTTGAAGGTATCGCTATCGTAGATACTACTGCTGCTGATTTAACAGCAGCTACTGCTGCATTAACACTTAGAATAGAAGCATTAGAATCTATTGTAGCATCCTGCTTACTCGTACAGACATAGTACCCAACAGAGTAATTCATAAGTCGAACGTCGCAACATATTCTACTATAATCTCAAGTATCCTCAAAGGCTATTCATGAAAGATGTCTCCCTTGTTTTCCCCAAGGAGTTAACCTCCTGGGAGAATGCCCCCACTGTTGAAGATTTAAAGCAAAACCTGCGAGATGCAGAAATAGACAGTACCACATACCAAGAAAATGTGACTCGCTGGTTGGACAATCTTAAAATCACAGGCACAGCAAAAATCGCAAAGAAAGACGGACGATCTTCTGTAGCTCCAAAGGTAATCCGTAAACAGGCTGAGTGGAGATACGCTTCTTTATCCACTCCTTTTCTCAGTACTCCTGATGTGTTCAATGTAAACCCTCAAACTGCTGGTGACCGTAAAAGGGCTCAGCAGAATGCATTGGTCTTGAACCACCAATTCAATACGAAACTAAACAAGGTTGATTTCATTGATAACTACGTGAGAGATGACGTTGATATTGGTACTGTAATTGTAGAGGTAAGCTGGGTATCAGAGGAAGAGGAGGTTATTGAAGAGGTACCTCAGTATTCCTTTATACCTGCCATGGACCCTGCACTGGCAGAGCAGTATATGCAGCTATTGCAGCTCAGGCAGACCAACCGAGATGCTTATGAAGACCATATGAACCCTGGACTAGACAAAGCACTTACCCTGTTTGCTCAGACAGGTAAATTGTATATGGCCCAGGAAACAGGTACAGAATCTGTCACCACCATGAAGGAGGTTAAAAACCATCCCATGGTTGAGGTGTGTGAATCTGCAAATATCATCATTGACCCTTCCTGTGGGGGTAAGCTGCATAAGGCTCAGTTTGTGTGTAAGAAGTTTAAATCTTCTCTGTCTGAACTCCGGAAGGATGGACGATACAAGAATCTTGAGTATATCATGGTGGAAGAATCCAATCCCCTAGCCAATCCAGATTTTGAAGAAAGCAAAGATATTGAGTCTTTCTCCTTCAAGGATGAACCAAGAAAGCAATTTGTGGTCCATGCTTACTGGGGTACCTGGGATATTCATGATACCGGGATTGTCGTACCCATTGTCGCCTATTGGGTAAATGACACTCTGATCCGTCTGGAAGAGAACCCTTTCCCGTTTAAGCACCCTCCCTTTGCGCTGGTGAAGTATATGCCTGTACGAGGGTCAGTGTATGGGGAACCCGATGGAGAGCTGTTAGAAGAGAACCAGCAGATCATAGGGGCAGTCACCAGGGGTATGATTGATCTCATGGGAAGATCAGCCAATAGCCAGCAAGGGACCAAGCAGGGTTTTCTGGATGCAACCAATAAAAGGAAATTCGCCCGGGGTGAGGATTATGAATTCAATTCCCAAGGAGATCCCCGTCAGGCAGTACATCAACATACCTATCCGGAAATACCCCAATCTGCTTATAACATGATCACCATGCAGAATGCCGATGCAGAGAGTTTATCCGGGGTGAAGGCCTTTGCCTCCGGAATCACTGGACAGGCGTTAGGAGCAAATGTAGGCAGTGGTAGGGATGCTCTTGATGCAGCCAGTAAAAGAGAATCTGGTATCCTTCTTCGTTTGGCTCAAGGTTTGAAAGAAGTAGGCAGAATGTTTATTGCCATGAATGCTGTATTTCTGTCTGATGAAGAGGTTGTGCGAATTACTAATGAGGAATTTATCACTGTCCGGCGAGATGATCTTGCAGGTAGCTTTGATTTAGAACTCACCATAAGCACTCCTGAAGAAGATGCTAAAAAGGCAGAAGGGTTAGAGTTTCTTTTACAAACCACTGGAAACAATATGGATTTTGCCTTGCGTAATATGATACTATCTGATATTGCTAGATTACGGAAGATGCCAGCCATGGCAAAGAAGATTGAAGAATACCGTCCAGAACCAGACCCCATAGAACAGAAAAAAGCAGAACTTGAAATACTTCTTTTACAGGCACAAATCGCCAAGGAAGAAGCTCTCACTGCCAAGCACAACTCTGAAGCTGGTGCAAACCAATATCGTGGAGCTAAAGATGGTTCCCAGGCTGATCTCAATATGGCCAAGGCTACCACTGAAACAGCCAAGACACGCAACATTCACAGTGATTCAGATAAGAAAGACCTGGATTACTTGGAACAACACTCAGGTACAGACCTCCAAAAAGAAATCGCAAAAGAAGATAATAAAGCAGCCAATGCTCTCATTTCCCAAGATCGTAAGCAAACACCTAAATAAAAATATGGAGAACTATGCAAGACTTTGAAGCCATCAATGCATCTATTAAGGATTCCCAGGAAACCATCAAAAAAGCTGAAGCATTGCTGCGGCTTAAAAAGAATCCTGACTTTGCTCAGATCATTTTGGGAGATTATCTAAAAGATTATGCAGCAGAGCTTGTGCAGTCCAAAGCTAACATGCACACCCAGGATGAAAAGCAGCAGAAATTCATTGATGGGCAAATTGCTGGTGTTGGCCACTTTGTGCAGTACATGGATATGGTACTTACTTCGGCTGTCACTGCCCAAGCGAATATTGAATCACAAGAAGCAGAGCGTGAATACATGCTCAATGAGGAGATTCACTGATGCCTGACGATATCGTAACACCGGAACCCGAAGAGGTCCAAGACGATTTCCTGGACATATCTGATGAAGATTTCCTGAACCTTCCTGAACCTATAGATCCTGATGAACCAAAAGAAGAACCCCTTGAAGAAGATCCTCCTGAAAAAGCTGATCCTCCTGAAGAGGACGAGGATACCCCTACAGAGGCCGATGAAGATCCTCCGGTAGCAGAAGAGGGTGAAGACCCAGAACCCCCTGAAACCGAAGAAAAAGAGCCTTCAGATGACTCCCCTGCCATTGACTACAAGGCAGAGTATGAAAAGCTCATGGCTCCATTTAAGGCCAATGGCCATGAGATGACTCCCCAAAGTGTTGAAGATGCTAAGCGTTTACAGCAGATGGGAGCTAATTACCATAAAAAGATGGCAGGCATGAAGCCTGCTATTAAGGCTCTTAAAACCCTGGAAAACAATGGGTTACTTGATGAGGGCAAACTTGATTACCTGATTGAATTATATCAAGGCAAACCAGAGGCAATTACCCAACTGTTGAAAGACAGTAAAATTGATCCCCTGGATGTCGATGTCACTACTGAGACACCATATACACCTGCCAACCATTCCGTGAGCGATGCTGAGGTTGCACTAGATTCGGTCCTTGAAGATATCAAGGAATCACCGAGCTATACCAAAACCCTTACTACCGTTACCAAGGAATGGGATGAAGCCAGTCGTGCCCAAGCAGCAACCAACCCCCAAATCATTTCAGTGATCAATGGGCATATGGACACTGGGGTTTACGACAAGGTTATGGCAGCAGTGAACTATGACCGCAGTATTGGCAAACTAGGAAATATGTCTGACTTAGATGCATACAAAGAAACGGGCAACAGATTGGAACAAGAGGGTGCATTTGCTCAACCAGTCACTCCGGCAACGGATACTGGGGTAACCACCCCACCGTCACCTCAATCAGACCCAGTAAAAGAGCAGAAGAGACAGGCCCTGAAGAAGGCAGCAAGTCCTACAAAAACCTCCCCCAAGATTTCAAAATTACCATCAGATTTCAATCCTCTGGATCTATCAGATGAAGAGTTTGCGAAATTTGATCCAAAGAAAATAGGTCTCTGACCTTAAAGGAATAGATTATGACTCAGCGTATTTACGGTGACGGTACTAACTCCACTATTGGTGCTACCCAGCTCCAGACTTATTACTACCAGAAGAAAGCTCTCATTGACCTGAAGAAAGAACAATACTTTGGCCCCCTGGCTTCCGTAACTGGGATGCCGAAGCATTTTGGCAAGACCATTAAACGATATCATTATTTGCCCATGCTGGATGACAGGAATGTGAATGACCAGGGTATTGATGCTGCCGGTGCAATCATGGCCTCTACGGAATTTGCTGTACGTCTTCCTGCTTTGGTTAACACCATCCCGGTAAACACCGAAGCTGCTGAAGCTGCATTTACTGCAGCTCACTCTTCCGGGGATATTATCTATATCACTGACAGTACTCAGTGGTTGTTGCTGACTGCCGATACGGCTATTGGTTATGATGCCTCTACCACTGGTGGAGCTTCTGGTACTGAGAAATCAGATGCAGAAATCAAAGCATACATTGAGGCTGACACCGCAGGTGTTACTGCAACTGTTGTAAACAACTCCATCACGGTTGACATGCAGGATCTGGTTTACACCACTGAAGCTGCTGCCAATATCGTTTTGAATATTATTGCCGGTTCCACCAAAGCAGCCCGGTATGGTAATCTTTATGGTTCATCCAAGGATGTTGGAACCATTGCTGGCAAACTGCCTGCTCTCTCTGAGGTCGGTGGCCGGGTTAACAGGGTTGGCTTTAAGCGTATTGAGCTTGAAGGTACTTTTGAGAAATTTGGTTTCTTTGACGAATACACCCAGGAATCCTTGGATTTTGATACCGATGCTCAGCTTGAAGAGCATGTTAACCGGGAGATGCTCCGGGGTGCCAATGAGATGACCGAGGATGCCATTCAGATTGATTTGCTCAACGGTGCAGGGGTTCATAGGTATGCAGGCACTGCAACCGCTAAATCAGGCATTTCTGGAGCTACAGGAGCTGTTTGTGAAGTAACCTATGCTGACCTGTCTGCCCTCTCCATCGAGCTGGACAACAACAGATGTCCCAAGGATACCAAAATCCTCTCTGGTACCCGTATGGTTGATACCCGGGTTATCCCTGCTTGTCGCGCCATGCTCATTGGGTCTGAGATGATTCCCACCATTGAACGTATGACTGACCATTTCAGCAATCAGGCCTTTATTCCTTTGGCTCAGTATGCTGCAGGCACCAAGGCCCTTAACGGTGAGATCGGAACCGTTGGGCATTTCCGGATAGTAGTGGTACCTGAAATGATGCACTGGGCAGGCGTAGGTGCTGCAGAGGGTTCAAACGCTGGGTACCAGGCAACCAATGGTCGATATAACGTTTACCCCATGCTGGTTGTTGGTTCCGAGTCTTTCACCACCATTGGTTTTCAGACCAATGGTAAATCCACCAAGTTCAAAATCTTTCATAAAAAACCTGGCTATGCCACGGCAGACCGGACTGATCCCTACGGCGAGACTGGGTTCATGAGTATCAAATGGTACTATGGTATGATGATGCTCAGAACGGAATACCTGGCCCTGGTTTACTCAGTAGGTCGTATCTAACCAATAATTTTATATTAAGCCTCCCCTTGTGATCAGGGGGAGGTTTGCCTTTAAGGAGACACTGCATGGAAAAGACTGAACTGGAGCTGTTGAAAGAACGAGCAGATATGATGGGTATTTCTTATCACCCGTCAATTGGTGTGGAAAAACTGAAAGAGAAACTGGCAGCACAGATCCCCAAACCATCTGTGGAGAGACGAAAAGAATCTACTGCCCAGAGAAATGCCAGGTTACGAAAAGAAGCAAATAAGCTGGTCCGTATCCGACTTACCTGTATGAACCCTGCAAAGAAAAACCACCCCGGAGAGATTATCAGTGTATCCAACAGTGCGATTGGGTGCATTAAGAAGATGATCCCCTTCACTGCAGAAAATGGGTGGTATATCCCCCAGGTACTCCTGGGAGTTCTCCAGGACCGCAAATACCAGACTTTCTACACAGTCGTGGTTAATGGGCAGAAAGTGAAACGCTCCAAGCTGGTTAAAGAATTTGCTATTGAAATACTTCCGGATCTCACAGAGCAAGAATTACAGGATCTGGCTGCCCAACAGGCACTGAACGCCACAGACAAATAGAGGTAATATATGATTGCTCCTGATGCTGCAGATATCACCACAGGTTCCCTTGAGGGTGCAGGTGTGTTTGATGTCTTGATGCAGACTACTAAATTACATCTAATAGATGAGTATAATAACAACCGCATTACCCGAGATACTTACTCCACTGTATACCTTGGTGCTTTAACTGCAGTATTGCAGCAAACCGTAAATTATCTATCCGTGTACCACGCCAAAGTAAAAACAGAATCTGATATCAGTCTAGGGGAACAAGAGACTGCATCCAAGATTTCCTTGAATGACGCAGAACTTATTACCAAAGCCAAACAGGATGCTTTACTGGATGCAGAGCTTACCACCAAAAATAAGCAAGATGCTTTGCTGGATGCTGAACTGGTGTCTAAAGCTAAACAAGATCTTCTCTTGATTGCTGAAACAACCAGCAAAGGTAAAGGGGATGAGTTAGTAGATTCCAAGATTGGTTTAAATTCTGCTGAGCTTATATCTAAAGCCAAACAAGATTTACTGCTTGATGCCGAACTGGTAACCAAAGTTAAACAGGATTCTTTGTTAGATGCCGAAGTAACTGCCAAAGGCAAGGAAGGGGAGTTGGTTGACTCCAAGGTAGATTTGAATGAAGCAGAAATTATTGCCAAGACAAAACAGAATCTATTACTTGATGCAGAGTTGATTACTAAGGTTAAACAAGACACCTTGATTGATGCTCAGGTAACTTCCAGAGAAAAGGAAGATGCATTGATTGATTCCCGCATTGGGGTTAACGATGCAGAAATCATTTCAAAAGGAAAACAAGATTTACTGGTTGCAGCTCAGATTGTTTCCAGGGGGAAAGAAGACTCCTTAATAGACTCCAGGATTCTGGTAAA